ACGGACATCAAGATCGTGATCAGCTCGGACATCTTGACCCGTGGCTTTGACCAGACGGACGTGGAGCACATCATCATTGCCAAGCCTCTGCGCAAGGCGTTCTCGATGCACGTCCAGATGGTTGGTCGTGGTGCCAGACCACACTCGGAGAAGAAGTTCTGCTTGATCCAAGACCACGCCGGCAACTGGCTGCGGTTCATTGAGGACTGGGACCAGATTTACGAAGAGGGCACGAAGGAGCTGGAGTCGGACAAGGACACCAAGACCCGCAAGGAAAAGACCACGGACCAGAAGGAGCAGGCCAAGTGCCCCAAGTGCTCGGCGCTCTGGCCCATAGGGTCGGATAGCTGCACCAACTGCGGCCACACCCGTCAGCGCCGCAGCCTGATGTCGGAGATGCCGGGGATCATTGAAGAGCTATCGGCCAAGGCCAAGAAGGATGACAAGCAAGCCTTCTGGTCGATGTGCCAGTTCAAGGTCAAGGTCAGCGGCTGGCATCCCGGCCGAGCAGCCCACCTCTACAAGGACAAGTTCGGCGTATGGCCCAAGGGTCTGGTCGATATGCCAATTCCACCGGACATGAAGTTTGAGAAGTTCGTCAAGTCCAGAGTCATCGCCTACCTCAAGGGCAAACAAAAAGGCATCACGACATGAACGATCTGATCAGCTTCGCACGGGCTCACGGCCTGATGCTGGATAACCTGCCGCCTTTGGGTGTTTGGAAGCGCGTGTCCACGGTCGACAATCCGGGCAAGAGGAATGGTGCGATCAAGTGGATGGGCGACGTGGCCTTCATTCAGAACTGGGCGGTCGACGAGGACGTGATCGTCTGGCATGGCCAACCACCCAAGGGACTGGACCCGGAGAAGATTGCCAAGCTGGCCAAGCAAGCGGACGACAAGCGACTGGCATTGCAGAAGCAAGCAGCCAACAAAGCAGCCGGCATCTTGGACAACTGCCAGCGGGCCATGCACCCCTACCTCAAGCGCAAGGGGTTCGAGGAGGAGCCGGGTAACGTCTACGTCAAGGAGACTCTGGGCTACCTGATCATCCCCATGCGGATCGGCTCTCAACTGGTGGGTGCACAGGTCATCTCAGAGGATGGCGAGAAGAAGTTCTTGTACGGCCAAAGAACCAAGGGCGCTGAGTTCGTGTTCGACAACAAGGGGCCACACATCCTGACCGAAGGGTATGCCACCGCGCTGTCCGTTCGAGCGGCCATGAAGGCCCTGAAGATGCGCTACACGATCCACGTCTGCTTCTCTGCACAGAACCTGCTGCACGTCAGTCAGGGCTTGGCCGACTGCTTTATCGTGGCGGACAACGACGAGTCACAGACAGGTGAGCGCATGGCCAAGAAGTCAGGCAAGCCGTTCTGGATGCCGCCCACTTTGGGACAGGACTTCAACGACATGCACCAAGAGGTCGGACTGTTCAAGGCCAGTCAGGAGCTGGGCAAAGCGTTGCGCTCTACCAGTCGAACTTCGTGATCGCATCCTCAGCAGAAGTCACGACGTGCAAGTTGTCCCCCGGCCAGTCCTCATGGAACTTCTGCTCAGCATCGCTGAGCTTGCGGGCGGACGGGGGCTTGTTTCCATCCTTCACCTCAAGGAGCACCGTCTTGCCACGGTGGTAACACAGCAGGTCGAAAGTCCCGCCGTCATTGATTTTCTTAACGAAGACGCCGCGTGATCGCAACGCATCAACCACCTCGTCCTCGTTGACATCGCGTCTTGCAGCTCTGCGCATGGCTATCGACTCCCGATTCTTGATAGGAAAAATCAATTGGCAGACAGCCAACCTATCTGATAACATGAACACCAATATAACACGTAGGAGAACCCATGAAGATCACAAACAACTACGGTCTACCTCAGACCATTGTAAACGCCGTGCATCGCCCGACATACACAAAAGAGGGCGCAAACATGTCCGTGACAGAGCTGCTTGGCAGTCCTCGGATTGTCCAGCTCAAGCGCCGTCACTGGGATCAGCTAGAGCAGGATGCCAGCGAGATGGTGTGGAGCTTGTTCGGCACGGCCATCCATCAAGTGCTCGAGCATGGCAAGGACGACAACCACGTTATTGAGCAGCGCCTTCACGCCAACGTCGACGGCTGGCACATCAGCGGTGCGATCGACTTGCAGGTCGTGACGCCAGACGGCATTGAGATTTCCGATTACAAGACCACCTCTGCCTACAAGGTGATGGCCGGGTCGATGGATTGGGAAGAGCAGCTCAACATCTACGCCTATCTGGTGGAGGTGCATAAGAAGGTGCCCGTGACCAAGATTCAGATCGTGGCCATCGTGCGCGACTGGTCTGGCCGTGAGGCTGCGTACAAGGAGGGCTACCCCAAAGCCCCCATCGTGGTTATCGACATCCCGCTGTGGCCGTTTGCCGTGCGTGAGCAGTTCGTCCGCGACCGCATCACCGCGCACTCGGACGCTACGTTCGCAGAAGAGACGGACGAAGAGTTGCCCGAGTGCACATCCAAGGATATGTGGGAGAAGAAAACAACCTACGCCATCATGAAAGACGGCGGAGTCCGCGCCAAGTCAGTCCACCCCAGCAAGGAAGAAGCTGAGAAGTCGTGGGCCGAGATCAAGGACTACACCAAGTACCAAATCGTAGAGCGCCCCGGCGAGCGCACTCGATGTGCAAACTACTGCCAAGTCAGTAAGTACTGCAATCAGTATCGCCAGTTCCTCAATCAATCTCAACCCAAGGAGTAAGTTATGTCCCGCATCTATCACGTTTCCTCGCCCGACAACGGCAACCACCTCGTCCGCGCCAACACGCCTCAGCAAGCGGTCGCCTTGATCGCCAAAGAGATGTTCAAAGTCCGCGTCGCTTCGCAGGACGACATCGTCTTCGAGATCAGCCATGGCAACAAGGTCAAGGAAGTTCTCAACGCCACCCCTGAAGAGATCAACCTCGCCGGAGAATCTGCATGAGTGAGAACAACTACTCGGCCCTTGCCAAGATCGACGTCAGCAAGTACGTTGAGAAGAAACAGAACTTGTCGTACCTGTCTTGGCCCTTCGCCGTGGATCAGCTCATGCGCCACGACCAGCAAGCCAACTGGGTGTTCAACGAGCCCGTCATGTTCGGCGAGACCATGATGGTGTCCTGCACCGTGACAGCCTTTGGTAAGCCCATGACCATGCACTTGCCCGTCATGGACCACCGCAATCAGGCAATCAAGAATCCCAACGCGTTCGAGGTCAACAAGAACATGATGCGTTGCTTGGTCAAGGCGATTGCTTGCCACGGCCTTGGAATCCAAATCTATGCCGGTGAAGACCTGCCACTGGAAGAGCTGCCAGCCAAGGTGGACAAGCCTGCTCCCAAGGCCAAGGCCGAGACTGGCAGCGCTGCCACCCCGCCAAAGATGGAAGGTAAGGAAGGCCCGTGGCAACTGTCGGTTACGGCAGACCCCGGCACGGACATCACCTCATGGGCGGAGATCGTCATTGAGGCAACCAAGCTGGCGCTCGAACAGACGCACAGCTCAGAGGATGTCATGTCGATCTTCAAGGTCAACCGCAACATCTTCGACCGCATGAAGGCCGACGCCAAAGAACAGTACGACCAGATGATGGCCCTGTTCAAAGAGAAGAAAGAATCGTTTAAGGAAGCAGCATGAGTAACGATCCATGGATTCACCGCAGCGAAGGCATGCGCTGTGCAACCTGCATTTGGTTTGTCCCAAAGGTTGTGAAAGAACCAAATGAGACCAAGATTGGGCGATGCAGACGCCATGCGCCCACGATGAACGGATACCCAGTTGTGTTTATGGCCGACTGGTGCGGCGATCACCGCCTCGATGAAAACAAGATTTAAGGAGAATCAAAATGAACAGCATCACAATCGCCGGCACAGTGGGGAACGCCGAACTGAAGTTCCTCCAAAGCGGAGACCCCGTCCTGACCTTCTCGGTCGCTGACTCAGAGGGTCGTGACAAGCCAACCATCTGGTGGAACTGCAGCCTGTTTGGTAAACGTGCCGAGTCTCTCGCGCCGTTCGTTGCCAAGGGCGGCAAGGTCACGGTGGCAGGCAAGGTAAGCCAGCGCGAGTTCACTGACAAGAACGGCAAGGATCGCGTCTCAATGGACATCCGTGTGACAGACGTCATGCTGCAAGGCGGGGCCAAAGAGCAGAGCGAAGAGCAGCCGCGTCGAGCACCAGCGCCAGCGCCTGCAGCAGACGACTCGGATGATTTGCCATTCTGAGAATGAGGCAAGGCGTGAACCAAGACGAATACAACCTACTGTTCCACAAGTTGGAATTAAATCGCGTGGCGTTTGTCCCGTTGGTGAACTGTGACCATGAGGTTTTGAAGCTGGTCAACGCCGCAGTAAATGCCGAGCTCGATACGTGCGCCGAACTTGTCGAGCTACGTGGTATTGATGGCTTTGGGACACTTGCTATTGCGGCAGAAATCAGAGCTCGAAAGTCAAAGGAATAACTATGTCACCCTACCCAAACTTTGAGGCGCAGAAGATCGCCATGAAGCAGGACAAAGAAGGGATGGTCCTGACTCTCAGGATTCATCCCGACGAACTGCCGGCTGACCTCATGCGCGACTTCGTTGGCTCACGCTATCAGGTCGTCATGGTCAGGCTCGATGGCGAAGACAAGCCCATGAAGCGAGAGCAAGAGCACTCGACAGACTGGGTGCGCATGGCTGGCATCTTGTCCCGCGATCCTGCCTTCCCCAAGTGGCTGGCCCATACCGGTGAACTGCTTGAGCCGGACGAAGAAGAAGCCGTTGAATGGTTGCGTGATTACCTCGGCGTCAAGTCAAGAGCCGACATCCCTGCCAGCGAGACGGCCAAGGCCAGACTGCGGACAGTCCTTCAGGAGTTCAACTTGTGGAAAAACTAATCCCATACACAGTCCATTTGCCACCAGAACTGCACAGGAAGCTCAAACGCGCTGCTCGTGACCGCAAGGCCGCAGGCATCGTCCGCGAGGCTTTGACGGCCCATCTGGACGGATTGGATTCATACGGCGCTGGCCTCAAGGCTGGCATCCGCAAATCAAGGGAGGAAGTCGGCCTCCACCCCTTGCTCGTCAACTTGAAATGGAAGGACGAGTCCATGTCAGAAATCGTAGACCGCTTACTGGAGAACATTGATGGCTAAGAAACAAGGCATTGCCCTACTGGAGCCTGCGCGTGATCCGGTTTCAATCGAGGAGATCACCCTGCGCGATTTCTTCATGGCCTTCGCGCTGATCGGTGCAAGTCAAATGGCCATGCCAAAAGACATCGCACGACAGGCCGCAGCCGTAGCTGACGCATGCTTGGACGAGCGCGTCAATGCAGAGTAAAAACAAGAAGCCTCCAACCAAGGAGGAGAAGTCCCACATCGAGCGCATCAAGGAGATGTCCTGCATCATCTGCGAAGAGCATGGGCCTTCAGAGTGCCACGAGCTTGAGCAAGGCTTGTGGTTCGCATCCATCCCACTGTGCGCCGACTGTCATCGCGGTAGCCTCAACGGCATCCACGGGCAGAAGCGCATGTGGGGCATCAAGAAGATGGATGAGCTCAAGGCTCTGGCGGCAACAGTGCAAAGACTGATGTCACCAGAGCGTTAGTCGGCCAGCTTGTCGTACCGCTCGTTGAGGTTGATCATGCG